GTTATTTAGTATCTTTGGTAACTTGTCCCTGACGTTTATTCGCAACTGGACGCTTGTTATCGGAATTCGAACCGTCTGCTTGTTTTGTTGCATCGCCCTTACCGCTCTGAGTCTTGTACAGTGTGTGGGTTGGGTCTCGCAAATTATTAGAAGCGGTTCTCATAGTTGTCGGATTAGCCATCATGTCCTCAATAGAAATCGGCCACTTCTTCAACTCTTTTTCGATCTCTTCACGAACTTCCTTCTTCAACATCGGGAACAATTTGTCCATGAGAGCGCGCATCTGTTCGCGTCTAAGCGCATCAGGAGCGTCGATCAGCATTAAACGAGAAGCAATGTCGAACTCGTCATACAATCCACGAGTATCAAAATTGTCGGGATACAACACGAATCTCTTGTGCTCATTCCCTTCCTCATCAATCTTTTCTCCGCACCAAAGTGCCACAATTTTGACAATCTTGTTTTCAATAACTTCAAGACTGTCTGCCTTAGCTGTTAGCAAGGCATTAACACGCTCAAAGTCGTATGCTTTTGCAACGCCTGAGCTGTTATCTTTACTTACCGCGTTGTCCTTGTTGGTTCTTTCGCTGGAAAGACCGACTGTGTGATAAATCTCAGAAACAATGCGGTTTACGACCTCAAGAATAAGCTGGGCCTGCTTGGGGTCAGGTGAAATATATTCAGGGGCACGGGAAGAACCATCCGTCATGTAAGTGAAGATTCTCTTTGTGCCCATCTCAATCAATTTGTCTTGAACATCACTATCTGCGCCAGAGGCAGAGGTCGGCATAATCAATTGAGAAAAAGTCTGATCTTGAATGATTGCATCAAGGTTAGAAAGGTAGTTTGCAGTTGCTCTATCCAAAAATGCAATGTCATTGAGCATACTCGGCGAACCATATTCTTCATCCGAGAGAAGATGGTCTGCAAGAACAACAGGAACAACGCCTAAACCGTGCTCACCGTGATCAATCAGTTCATAAATTTTGCGGGTATCGTTATGAGCGATAACGAACCAATCGTTTGTTGTCCAAAGACGATACTGAACACGCTCTTTCCCGCTGGAAGTAAACGGGTCGTCATCATCCCGCACAACTTCTTGAATCAAAATCCAAGAAAGTTCTCCGTTCACATCAAACGAATAATCGAGCATCTGCTGAGGCGTAACGATGTAAGCGTAAGGATGAACCTTCAAAGACTTTTCGTCGGCTTTGGATAGAACACCGCTAGAGACTCTTTCGTTATCAATCACAATGCCGATACGACCGTAAATAGAGGTATTTTTGGCAATTTGTTTTGCTAAATCTTGGATGTCGGAACCAAATTTTGTCGCTTTCTTCCAAAAATGCTTTACTCCGTCTGGAGCATCTTCCGAACGCTCAACATTCTGTTTGAAAAGGTATTTAGTAACAAGATCAACAACTTCTCTGGAATGATTGAAGCGGTATGCTCGTTCACGTCTATCTTCAAAATCCTTTGAACCTTCTTTGATGTACTTGAAGATATTGTCTTCAAACCACTTTCTGCCGCCATGATAAGTTTCTTCAAAAAAATCCCAATTGGAAACCATCTCGTCATATAGAGGATGACGACGGGAAATCAGATTCTTAAAGGGGTTGACTGTAGAGCTTGAATCAATTTGCGGGTCAATGTAAGTAACACTGCCTGCTTTCTCAAAATTTTTCGTCATTTATTCTTCTTATTATCGTGAGTAACCTGCAACATTGAGTTTTCTGATCGGATATTCAATCTCAATCGCATATCCGAGTGCATCAGCAGAGTGTTCTATATTTGCCGACTTATCGACTTCTCTTGAACCTTCGATATAAAGCGTCTGCTCAAGAGCGTTAATTAAATGAGTACAGGAGGGGTCAACAAACAATCTGATTTTTCCTTCAGCACTCATAAGCATTCTGTTGACTGAGTTAACACGGTCTGCAATCGCTGGATGCTGTCTGCGGTACTTGATACGACTAAATCCGTGTTCTCTTAAAATATCAATATCGGTTTCACCGCGTGCGTGCTGTCTTGCCCCGCCAGCAGGGTCGGGATAAAGCGTGATTCTATCTTGCCAACGGTAATACTTCTGCTCAATAGCACACGCCATTTCTTCAGTATTGGAAGCTATCTTTACAATCTCACCAACCGCCCAAAGTTCACCATTAGCTTGAGGCTGTAGTATGACCGAAGACATTGGGTCAATATTGAAGTCCATACCAATCCAAACAGGAAGTTTTGGGTTGAAGGGGCAACTCTTGATATGTACGGCTCGTGAAAATGGGTAATACACACGACCAGCCATAGATTCAAAGGAGTTGAAGTTATTCGTCCCGTCGGCTAACAAATAAGAATGATCTGGACTATCGACTGTAATGTTCCAAACTTCCTGCTCTTCCGAGAGCTTCTTGTCAAGAATTTCAAGCCTCAGCAGTTGTCTTTCTTCAGACCATCTTGCTTTTAGCCATTCGTTCATGGACGGGAAAGAATGACCTGCGTTAATCTTATGACCCGCTTTAATTCGGTCATATAAAGCGTTAGCGCCAGAATACGTCAAGCCGAGTCTCTTACCGATTTCCTTGAAAGTCTCTCCGTTCTCCACACCCTGCAAAACAGTATCAATGCGGCTTTGGGCCATACATCTTTCGGCTCGGATGTATTGAGAAAACAACCAACCTAACTTCGCCTTTTCGTCGCAATACACAAACGAAACATTCTCGTAAAAGTCTAAGATGCTGTCGGAGGCAACTCTGAGAACGTAATTTGTATGGGTTTTACAGCTCGGAACATTGTTAACGCTGATTGTGGTCTCAACGCCCAAGTCTTTAGCCAAGTTCTGCAAACTCTTGAAGAATGTCATTCCATCAACACCCTTCAATTTAGTCATCATTAGACAAGGCTGTCTGCCCTTCTTTGTACACGCCCCAAAAACTGTAGGAGTCGAGCCTTCTGCTCCGAAAAGTGCGCCGAGATACGCTCTCTTAATACCCTTTGTTCCATTCTTAATCCATTCAGGAACATCGAAAACTTGAGCCGTCTTCTTACCTAACGGAGCGCCAAGACTAATGAGCTTTTTGGAATCGTATTTCCCGACCTGAATCTGATAACCGCAATTACGTCCAGGTTTGGTCTTCTTAGCACAAACAGTTGAGCCTGTTGCTAGCCCGACATAATTCAAGCTCTGAAGAATCTTGTCTAAATCCCTTTCAACGTTACTGTAAAAAGCTCCAGCTAAACGATGATATGTGCTGACTTCGCCATTAACTTTAACGTAGCCGTCGGTTTTTTCCGCTAAAGAACCGTCGCCAGTGTTGTAGCCAACCAAGGCGGCATAATGCTCTTCGGGAGTAGTCGGTCTCCAAATAACAGGGTTTCGCTCGACGTTATTCAGAACGTCAAACTTCACCTCTTCGCCCTTAAACTTAAATTTATGATGGGCACTTGCTTGAATAACTTCACCAGTCTCAAGAATTGCTGAAATAATTTTCTTCGAGCCTGTAATGCCGACAGCAGTCACATAACAGGGAACTCTTCTTCCATCATCTTGAAGATGAACAAGTTCGTCCCACTTCTCAACGTCTTTAATTGCTTTGCTTCCGCCGTCCCAAAGCTGAACTTCGGTATCAGAAAGGTGACAAGCCAAAAACTCTTGCCTAAACGACTTTTCGTCCATATCTTTTTTAGCCGCTTCTAACTCAGCTAAAGGAATGAACGGAGAAGTCAGAGTCGGGAATTGCCAAGACTTCCAGTCTTTAGCACCTCCAGGCTGACCTAATTTGTAGGCTTTATAAAGAACGTTATAACTTTTCGGAGTTCCAATAAATAAGCACCAACCCTTCTTATCAGCCAATGTAGGACGAAGAACCTGAGTCCACGTTTCTTCCCGCATATCCTGATATTCATCGAGAATCAGACCGTGCAAACCAACACCGCGAAGTGAGTCAGGTTTATCGGCGCCTTTTAATTCGATTCTCGAACCATTGACCAACTCCACCATCATATTGGTTTCATTCATTCTTGAAATCCAATCTTTTGGTAAAGCGTCAAGAAGGTCGCCCCACATAATCTGTTTAGCCATACGGTACGTGGGGGCTACATACCAAATTTTCTGATTAGGCTTGGTCGCATGGGCAATCATTTCCATACGAGAAAGATATGACTTGCCCCAACGTCTTCCCGCAACCACAACTCTAAAACGATGGGTGTCTTGATAAACCTCCATCTGTTTCGGATGAAGCGAAAGACTTATTCTTCGTTTTTCCTTACCCATCAGAAAATACCTTTGAACGGGTAAGTTATCGTCTCAACAAATTCGCCAAAAAGCGAACTTTCCTTCTTAACAGGACGCTGAAGATACAAAGACGCTTCGTATTCTGCTAAGAGAAGTTCTATTCTGTCTAACTTCTCTTGTAAGATTCTTTTCTCTTCTTGCTTAGTCAGCTCCGCTTCTCTCTTTTTCAGCGCTTCTTCCCTAACCTTCAGTTCTTCTTCTGTCATTCTTCACTTCCAATAATGTCATCAGGAGCTTCGGTATCAATCACACTGTTTCGTTCGGCAAACTGTTTGTTCAATTCTTCGTCGGGCAGTTCGAGAGAATCTTCTTCTTGAAAATTTCTAATCTGTTCGATCTGATCAGCGGTAAGTTCAGTTAGAACAAGTTCTGGCAGTGCATCGGTGTTCTTATCGTCTTTATCTAAGCCGAGTACAGTCCAGCGTTCTTGGCGTGTTACTGCTAAAGTTCTTGCGGCAGATTCAAGGGCTTTTAAGTTCCCCGCGATGGAAGCAAACGGCTTCCCATTCTGTTTGGCAAGGGCAACTTCGGCCCACGTGAGCTTTGCCAAGCCCATCGCCATCTTGTAATGGTCTTCTTTTGTCTCACGAATGCGGGATGCAACAAGTGTTGCTTCCTGCTCTGCCATTGTCTTAGCTTTATTCATTGCAGACTTTTGTACTTCGTCTGCGTAAGCACCTTTCTTAATCCCGTGATTACTAATGAAGTTGGAAACGACAGACTTTGGCACACCCAACTCTTTAGCAATCTGAGCGGGTGTAAATTCGCCAGTTTCATAAAGTGCCGTTAATCTTCTTTTTTCTGTAGCACTCAAAGATCGGCTCGAAGTTCGCTTTTTCGGCTCTTCTTTTGCTTCTAATTCTTTTTCGACTTCCATTTTATTGTTCTTATTCTTATAGATGTCTCTTTCTTAGCTGTCTAAGAAACGTTATCAATGGTGGTCAGTAATTCGTCTTCTTCTACCGAGTAAATAAACTTATCGGCTTCTTTTTCAGTAGCTTTCTTTTCATAAATGAAGTCGCAATTCACATAGCAATGTTCGCCATAAGCTGTAACGTCAATCAGTTGACATTGACTTTCTTGGTTGTGAATGCGAGCGATTTTCGTACCTTCTGGAACCTTAACTTTTTCTAAACAACCCTTGCGAATCAAATATCTGACCGAAAACGCAAGTGCATGAATAGAGGGTTTCCAAGGTAGGCTTTCAGCAAGTTCTTTCTTATAAGGCGCTCTTCCGTTCGCTTTCTTGAACGTCTGAATCGTCTCAATAATTACTTTTTGCTTCGGAGAAAGTTCATTGTGAAACATTAGAGCTTCTCCGAAAGTTCTTTTAATGTCTCTAATCTCAGCGGTTCATCGAGTCTGTGACAATCAAACGCAGAGATAGAAATTCTACTCGGTAAGTCCGTTCTACCTTTGTCAGGGTTGAAATAGACGCCGTACAGGGGAAAAGCAAAAACTAACTGCTGAGTATTCTTGATTAGTTTTGCAATCGGCAAAGAATCAACTCTTGAGCGTCCCCTGAGTCGATTATCTCCGCTGTTTTCCATTGAAGAATGCTTCCAGTAGAAAGTACGCATCTCTTCAATGCATTTATTTCGTTCAAATTCGCTCATTTCGTTGAGTTCTTGATAAACTGCAACAAAATCAGCAGGAATACAACTGAACCAACGACGGAACCACTTCAAACCAGCCTGATAATTAACTGTTCTTTTCGGTGGTGCAAACTGAATACCAGCCTTCTGAGCAAAAGGGTTAAACCGAGACATTGAGCTTTGAAACTCAACAAAGTCGGCTCCAGTCATACGCATCATAATGTTCTGCATTCTGTATGCGATACCAACTCCACGGTACATAGTATCTAAAACCAGTCGGGAGTTAGTACAAGAATGGGCGTTAATCCAAATAGCGCGATGTCGATTGATAATGCGTGTATCTCTACCCCCGATATTGGGTTTGAGGTGCTTAAACAATTCATTTCTGCCCGCAAGCGTCATGCGGGGAACGGTCATAACTCCGACGCCAATAAGCTGATCTTCGAGCATACAGCGATAAAAACGAGGCCAAATGCCCAAAACTTCAGCTTTGTAATGCAAAGCGTGAAGTTCGTTCCAGTCTTCAACCGTGCCCTTCTCAACATAAATCTTGTCCAGCAGAGACAGTCTTGGCTTCTTGGGCACATCCCAACGCTCAATCAGAATATCAGGGGTGTCAGAGATAACCTGTTTCATTCTTTAATTGCTCGATAAATCAAGAAGAAAGGGGTGAGCATCCAACCCAAAACGAACAGCAAAATACGAATGATCAGCGTGATAATTCCGACAAACGTCCAGAAAACAAGCATCAGAGGAAAGACAATCCAACAAAGCCAAAGAATGAGAATGTTGGAGTCTCTAACAAGCTGGCAAACTTCGGCGAAACTTTTATCACGCATTCGTCAAGCCCCATTTCTTGAACAATTCTTCGATTGAAGAGAATGTCTGATGACCGATCACACGATCAACTTCTTTGCCGTCTTCAACAATCAGAATCGTTGGAACGCCCCGAACGTTATGAGCAATAAATTCTTCTCTTGCGGAATCCATGTCATAAACAGTCAAAGGAACATCAAAGCGCTCGCAAAAATCTGTCAGCAACGGCTTTAACATTCTGCAAGGCGAGCAAGTAACGCTCGAAAAAATATAGACTTCTTTATTTGCCATCGAATTCGCTCGTAATATCTCTGTATCCGTCAGCAGTGCGCACTTTCACATCAATACGCTCTCTGTAACGCTTCAAAATGTAGGTGTCAGGCGCTAAGTCATTCACCAAATCGGTGTGGGTTGTAGCGACAATGAGGGTTGCGCCACATTTGCGTGCAATCTTTTGCAGATTGAAGGCAATGTTTTTCGCTGTGACTCGATCAAGCACTGCCAAGAATTCATCCGCAAACCAAACTTGAGCGCCTGACTCGATCAACCTTGCCAATTTAAATCGGTATCGCTGACCGTCTGAAAGCTCCTTGGGCTTTCTGAGATACAGGTTTGCATCTGATAAACCCACGAGAGAGAAAATTTGAAGAGCTTCGCTGACAGTCGGACAAAGTTGATCAATGATTGGTTCGTCTGTAGAGGTTGCTTCATCAATATCCGCAACTTTCAGACCTTCTTTTTTCATCAGACTCTTCAACTCATTAAGAATCGTTGATTTACCTGAGCCTGATTGACCAGTGATGTAAACAACGTCTCCATCGTTGATCTGTAGCTTCAAATTGTCGAAGACCACAAAGTCTTTTTCATCCAGCCCGAGACCGAATGCTTCAGCAATCTCAAGAACACGCTTGGTTCTTGAGACTTCGGTGGAGAAGTGCTTGTTAATAAGATAAGTTCTTTCTGTCATTACTTGGTCTGCACAAACGGTAACGGAGCATCTGCACTCATGAACTGGGGCATTACACCGTTCCATTTGTTAATTGCTTCAAGCTGAACAACCTCGGGATTGTCTCTGAGAGCCTTAGCTTTAAGAGCAATAGCGTCTGCTTCTGCTTGGGCCTCGATCTTGATGGACTCTGCTTTGCCTCTGGCGGCTTCAATCAACTTCTGAGCTTCGGCCTTAGACTGAGCAATCTCGTTTTCTCTCAAAAGAGCACGCTGAGTTGCTTCAATCTTTGCATTGATGGAGTCTCTGACCTGTTGCGGGTACTGCATATCCGAAGTCCAAGAGACCTTCACAATTTCAATGCCGATAGGGTCTAACTTAGCTTTCAAGTCTTTAGTGACTTCTTCCAGCAAATCAGTCTTGCCAGAGGTCGTCAGCGTATTCACGTCCATCTTGGAAGCGTGTTTAATCAAAGAATCGCTAATGTTCTGTCTTACGTTTGTAGCGGTAATTTCATCAACGCCCTTGCGATATGTTTGAAAGACCGTCGCTGTCATCTCAGGCTTAACACGATATTCAATGCCGATCTTGGCTTGAACCGTCATCGCATCCGAAGTCTGAAAAATAAACGGAGAATTGTAGGAATGAAGCTGATTGAATGTCGGGAACAAGTAAATCTGTTCGTTCCAAGTCAAGAAGTAACGGCCGACATTAAGAGCTTCCTGCTGAACGCCCTTTGAGTCGCCATAAAGATTGACTTTAATGCCAACATTACCTGCCGGAACGGTTTCAACAGAGCAACCGTTTAAATTCACACAAGTCAGCAGAAAACCGAGAAGTACAGCTACTTTAAATTTTTTCATCGTTTAAGAAAAAGGTAAGTGAAATACAGACAAAGCGCCACAAAAGAAACAGGAGCGGCAAATGCAAGCCAAACAAAGACAATGTTTGAGCTGTTGAGCATCGTCGGAATAGCCGTTGTTACTAAGTAAGCCCCTGACAATACAAATAGAGTGAAGAAGAAAATTTTCAAAAACTCTTTAAATCTGTTCATTGCACTGTTCCGTGTTGCAGACCAAGACCCGTAACATGAAGATTGTTCAGAATGAAGCAGACAAGATCGGGATTGTCCTGAAATACCTGACAAAGACCATTGATACCCGCAACAACATAGTTTTCGTTTGTCCACTGAGATGTAGCGTCCTGACAGCCGAAACCTGCATTGAAATGAATGACGTGAAGAACCTCATGCAACAGGGTATTGGCTTCGTCAATCTCGTTTAGACCGTCGTCGATGTAGATGACGCTCTTCTTGTAGTCAACCATTCCGAAGACTTGACCTTCCATATTCTTAAAGTAGTGGTCGGGGTCGCCAACCTTTTTGATTTCATAGTATTGATAGCCGATCTTCACGACTTTCGGCATATCAACAACTGCAATAGGGTCAATAGTTTCGGTGGGCTGAATTTCTTTTTTCTTCATGTCTTATTTAATGTAGTTTTGAGCAAATTCAACAAAGGCATCTGCGCCAGCTTTAGACGTTTCACCCTCGATCTTTGCCATGAAACGAGCAACAGTTCTTTCCTGCGCTCCCTTAATCGTCTTAAAGCCGAGAGCATCAGCGATTCTCACTTCTGCTTCATCAGCTTCAATAATCTTTTCTTCGGTTTCAGTCGCTTTCTTTTCAATATCTGCGTAAAGGTCTGCTGAAACGGCTTCAGGCTTGAACTCGCTCAAGTCAGCTTCTAAGAAAGCCAATTCTTTCTTATCAAAAATTCCGCTGAGGTCTAAATCAATGCTTGCGATTTCATTTTGCAATCCGACGGTATCGAAGTCAGAGATAGCAACTCGATTGTCTGCAATGCGAGCCGCCTTGATCTGCTCTTCGGTCAAGTCTCTGCGAACTAAGACAGGAACCTTCTTTAATCCCAAAAAGCGGGACGCTTCAGTTCGTCCATGACCTTTGATGATCACGCCGTCTTTATCAACGACAATGGGCTGATCGAATCCGAACTGTTTGATACTTTGAGCAATCTTTTCGACCTGCTCTTCGTCATGTATCTTGACATTGTTCTCGTATGGCTTGACGGCCTCTATCGGCCACCATTCAATTTTCAATTCGCCATTCGTACTTGTAGAACTCATTTTCCTTTTCTCGTTCTTCTATTTCTTCTGCGAAAAGTTTTCTTAATTCTTCTCGATCTTCTGACTCGTCGGGTGGTTCTAAGTCTTCAATTTCGAGTTCTCTTGGGATTCCAGGCGGCTTTATTCTGTCGCTCTTATTCTTCTTTTTTGGCATTTGTGCAAAGGTAAACAAGCGCGTCGCCAGCGTTCGTCAGAGAATCGCTTTCTGTGTAGCCCTGCTCTTTCATAATCTTTTCGATTAGCTTTTGCACTTTTTCAGAATCTTCGATTGCAACTTTGAAACGCATCACGACGTGTGTTTGAGGCGGTCGTTCGGTTACGGGAGCGCTTTCTTCTAATTCTTTTTCATCAACTTCCAATTCATCCAAATTGATAGATGTATTGGAAAACAGCGTCTCAAGGCTTTGATCAGAGTACGGCATATAAGACGAAAGATCAGATATGTCACCCAAGCCCGAAAGCAGTTCGGATAACTTGAAAGCGTCATCTTCGCCATAACGTCCGTTATCAATGAGAGAGATTTTCTTGGCTTCTTCATCTGAAATCTCGCCAAGGTTAATAACTGCGACCTTATCTAATCCCAGTTCTTTGGCGGCTCTCCATCTATGCTCTCCGCCAATAATTTCAAAACCTTCTTCTTGCTCACGTACAAGAATCGGTTTGAACTGACCGAATCGTCTCAGGCTCTCCTTTATTTTTTCTTCGTTGTCGGGAGAAACGACGTTCGTGTTGTAGGGATTGGGGGTCAGTTGATTGATTGGAACTTGTTCTATTTTTAATTCGTCCCGCATTAAAACTTTTATAATAAGTAGTTAACTACTTCATTATTGTAGAACAATGGATTAAAAATGTCAATGAAAAACAATACGATAAATATTTTAGCGAATGCTGTAACGTGCAAAGTAGATACTGAAGACAGAAACGTAAAGCTCGAAGTCAATCGCTGTCTGACTTATTTTGTGGATGGCTATGAACAATCAACTGCTTTCAAAATGCACACGTGGGACGGCACAGCCTCTTTCTTCAACTTTGCAAAATGCACGTTCCCCGCAGGTTTTATGTATTACGTCGGAGCCTGTCTGAAGAGAAAAGGCTATGACGTACAGTTCTATAAAAAGCCGTTACCTAAACCATTGGGCAAGCTCAGACCGAAAATCGGTAATTATGAGTACGACCCAAGATATGAGTATCAGTACACGGTTACAGAGAAACTTTTAAAACACGGACAGATCATTTGTCGAGCGGCAACAGGCGCGGGCAAAAGCCTTATTGCTTTAATCGCCTTTGCAACCATCAATCGCCCTACTCTGTTTCTTACGACACGCTCTATTCTTATGTATCAGATGAAGGAAAATGTCGAAAACAATCTCGGCATTGATGTAGCGGTTATCGGAGACGGTAATCTCGGTTTTGAAAACTCAGACGGCTCTAAATCACTCAAAAAATTCACTGTCGCTACTGTTCAAACAATTCATTCATACATCAAAGAGCCGAATTCCACTGATTCCGCCTATGAATTCACTGCTCAAAGAAAACGACAAGAATTTATGAAGTCCATTCTTGAGAAGTTTGAGTTTGTCATCTTGGAAGAAGCTCATGAATCTTCAGCTTCAGGTTGGTTTGAGTTGCTTAAATACTGCAAAAACGCCTATTACAGACTTGCTTTAACAGGCACGCCGTTTATGAAAGAGTCTGAAGAAATGAATATGCGGTTAATGGCGTCTTCTGGCCCAGTCGCCATTACTGTTACTGAAAAGCAACTCATTGACTGCGGGATTCTGGCAACGCCTTACTTTAAGTTTGTTCATCTGACTAAGAAACCTACAACCATGTCGATGAAGACTTCTTGGCAACCCGCCTATCGCATCGGCATTGTTGAAAATGAAGAGCGTAATCAAGCCATTATCTATGAAGCAAAACGTGCTGTTGCTCACGGTCTGACCGTTATGATTCTTTTCAAGCAAATTGCCCACGGTAAAACGCTCAAAGAGATGCTTGATGCCGTCAGTATTCCCAATGAGCTTATTGTCGGCGCTGATGATCAAGCGGAACGAAAACGAGCGATTAACAAACTCAAAGACGGCAAAATTAAAGTCTTACTCGGCTCAACCATTCTTGATGTCGGAGTAGATGTTCCTGCGGTCGGTATGGTGATTATCGCAAGCGCTGGCAAAGCTGAAGTCGCTCTCAGACAACGTATCGGCAGAGGCCTGCGTGCTAAGAAAAATCAAGCTAATATCTGTTTTGTGGTTGACTTTGATGACCCGTTTAATAAGTACCTGAAGAATCACGCTCAACAGAGAAAAGCGATTATTCAGCATACAGACGGCTTCAAAGAACACATTGTTGAAGATTTTGACTACAACTTGCTCAAGGTCTGATTCTTTAAACCAAATCTAACAGGTTCATTTTCGTCTATTCTTGAAACAGAAAATCCCAAGGATAGAAAAATGAACAGCGTCATCAGATTAAATTGGACAGAAAAAGTCTGTCCTTCTGCTTGCTTTTCGATTTTAGCAAAAGAAATGTCAGGTTATTGGAAATGCAAAGTTAACGTAAGAAAAAACCAACCCTTTCTTCTATATAAATGCAAAAACAAATCTAATTATGGAATTGTTGGTTTTGGCATATTCACTCGTGACGGTACACATAAACTTGATTCATACGAGATCGACAGATTTCGTTTGGATGTTATTGAAGACGCTAAAAATCAAAAGTTTGCCGAAATTAAACTTATTGAATTGAGTATCGACCCTCCCCTTGTTGATGAGAAAAATCTTAAAGACTACTTTGATGTGCTTAAATATTTTGCCACAGAGGGTTCAACAACCATCAATCAGAAATATCAACCCCAAGCACACGAACTATTTAACCGCTTATTAACTGAGTTTAAATACAAAAATATTGAGCCTCAGCTTAAAACAGTTGAAAAACTTTTAACGACTGCAAATGTTGAAACTGAAATAATAAGAGAGGTCATACAAAGAGTTGGT